GTCTGACCTGCGCGGACGCTTTATCGTTATCGGAATGCGTTTGGAGCGAGAGGCCGCGAAAGGTTTGTGACAACGCCCGATCGCCAAGCTGCTCCCACATGGCCTTCGTGATGCCGAGCACCATCTTGTACGTTTTCGAGGCAGTATTCTTCGACGTCGCCGTCGTGCCTTCTCCTGCCCGCGTGACGGTGAGGGTATCCCCTGCCCGATTGGTCACGATCACAATTTCTTTATTAGGATCGTCGGCGGGATCGGAATAGTCGGTGCTGTTCCACCAGGAGAGTGGATAGGAGAAAGTCGAAGGCAGTCGTGATCCGTGCCCGGTCGTGAGGACGATCGATGTGGCCGACGCATCGTAGCCCGTACTCACGGTCGCTTTCCCGAAATTCGTCACCGGGGTAGCCATTACCAGCGCACCTCAATCTTTCCCTGTCCGCCTGCTGTCGGTTGTACCAAGGCGGCGCCACGGACACCACCCAGCGCCCCTGCGCCAGGTGTCACGCCATCTCCCACCCCTCCACCGACAGCTCCATCGACGCCGTTCAGCCCATTATAGCCGTAGGTACCAAGTCCACCGCTGTTAGCCTGACAGACTACCAGTGCGCCAAGTTTCACCGTCGTCACGCCTCCTTCTTGCCCACTCGTTTGAGTCACCGGGGTCGTACAATTCGTTCCAGGGGGAGGCCAGGTAAACACATTTCCCGCGCCACTCACACCAGCGACCCCACCGGCCCCGATCGCGAGGTCGTAGACTTGCCCTTCCTCGACGCCAAAGACCGCCACGGCCTTTCCGCCTGGACCTCCGTGCCCTCCGACTTGATTCGCATTGTTGTAGCAAGTCCCGTAGTTTTGCGTCCATCCATAATGCCCGCCCCCGCCCCCGCCTCCCGTGCCATATGTCGTAAACTCCACAACCGTCACCCCTGCGGGGACTGTCCATGTCGTCGTCCCTGACGTGCCGAATGAGGAGAGATGCGTCGCTATAAATCCAGGGCCTTGCACAATGACCGCCCCAGACGAAACGATCTTGAGCCAGGTTTCGTACGCCCGTTGCTGCAAACTGGAATTCGTGAGTTCGAGGACATGGGATAAGCGCGTCCCACCCATTTCAGTCAAGGATACCTTCTGGATCACATATTCCCCGATCACGCCGAATGCCGGAAGATTTACCGATGCCACTTGCCCGGCACGAAATCCATAACCTTGCATCCGACAGGTGAGCGTCAAGCGTGTCACACTTGACGTGGCGAGTCGCAAGCTCGCATAGCTTATGCCGAGCAAGGCGAGCTGCACCGGATCGTTCGAGGTGGGATGAGTCACTTCCTCGAATTCTTCGTAGATCCCCGTGCCCCCCTCAATGGTCGCCCGCACGGTAATTTCCGATACATTCTCCCGTTGACTGGTGACGGTCTGCGCATCAGTCGAGGCATTCGGTGGCGTGCCCGTTACCACGACGGTCTGGCGATTGCGGTAGACATCTGTGTCTTTCGTGAGACGCGACTGGTCGAGCAGCGTATTCGCCTCGTTCACCAACAGCGGAGCCTGCGGGACCGTCGTGCTGCGCATCTGAATCGTTTGGTCATAGTCCACGTAGAACGATTGCCCCGCCGCCGCCGCGACAGACCTGAGCACATCGAACACTTTCGCGTTCTTCGTTTCTACCAACGGCAATATCGCTCTGGCATCAATGGTGCCCATCGTCAAGCCTTCACCGAACAATTCAATATCCAGGATGGATTCCACAATCGATTGCACCGTCGCGTTGGTAAAGTTCCGTCTGATCTTCCGCCGCAACAGAATGCGGGACCAGTCGAGACATTGACAGTCATAAAAAACGGTGTCCAGATCCGGTGAGGTGCGTTGGATGCGGTCGATGAAGCCCGCAAAAATCACCTGCGAAAAATAGCGAATCTGTACCACGTCGCCAATTTCTACTAAGGAATTTTTGAGTACGAATGACGCCGTGACCGGCTGCCCTAATGTATCGTCAATGCGTAGCGTCTCCACCATCAATTGATCGCGGATATCCATACTGTTCAGCGTGGTGACAATCGGACTCAGCGCCTCATCATTGCTGGCCCCTGGATCTTGCAGGATGGTCGCCAGTGCCACACTGCCCAATCCTCCGCTGGCGAATTGCATTACAGGACTCCCATCGTGCGCAGTGCCAATGGTTGATATTCGTTCATGGCTGTCGCCAGTTCTCGCCCGTTCAGCATCACATGCGTCTGGATAATCGGCTGCCGATCGCTGCCGCCCATCCCCAACATGTCTTGCATGAAGCTCGCCCCTCGGTTGTTCAGCGGGATAATCGCTTCCTGTCCGTGCAGGGTGGCTGGTGTCCCGCTACCAAAATCGCCGATGCCGCCTTCCTTAAATCCCATGTTCCCTGTTGCCGCGAGCGCGATGGCAATGGCCGCAATGCCCACCAGAATAGCCCCGGCCCAAGGAATCCCAAATACCGTCGCCGTGAGGGCGGCTGCGATCGAGGACAACACGCCCATAATGAACGTGCCGACCGCCGTGAGAATGGCCACCATGTTGGCCACGACTGCGGTAAAGGCCGCCCCTGTCGCCGCAAAGAATCCGGAGATCGTGGCGGTCGCCCCTGCCCAAATGCCCGTGGTCGCAGCGGCGGTCCCTGCGGTCTGTGCGACCATCAAGGCCTGCTGGGCCCCCCACTGGATGGCCATATTGAGCCCGCCCTGAATCACGGCGATCTGTGTTTGCTGCCAGGCCGCTTTGACGAAATCGCCCCCCGTGACAATCGCATTGGCCACGCCGCTGGTCCAGGTGTTCACGATCAACCCGACGGAAAACATGTTGCTGGCCACGAGATCTTGTAATTGTTGTTGCCAGAATGTTTTCACTTCCAGCCCTGCACGCATTTGATTGGTCGTCGCGGCCTGCTGCGCGAGGGCAATCTTATTCATCATCGACAATTCCTTGGTGTGCGACTCCTCTTGAAATTTCAACAGGTCGCTGCGTCCTTTTTCGTCATCGGCATACAAGCCGACCTTCTGCGTGACGAATTGCTGGAAGTCACTGAGCTGCCGCTGAAGGCTCCCCACCGTAAATTGATCGAGCCGTCCAATCGCATTCATCCGCTGTGTCGCCACCTCATGCGCCGATTTGATCCCGAACGCTTTTTGCTGGTCCAGCAAAACAATTTCCTGGTCAAACGCAGACTTGGCAATGGCCAGCGAATCGTGATGAAAGGTTTCCAGCCCGCGCAATCTGACATCAGACAACGCCTGCGCCTGCGCTGCGAGCTTGGCCGTATCAACGAGGGCTGGGGGCTGCTGGCGCGTGTCTGGCTTGTCGCCCACACCTCCCAGTGCGTTCAATCCCTTGAGCCCTTGCGAGGCCATATTGAGGAGATTCGAGAGTGCCTGAGCCGCGAAATCAATGGCCGGTGCGACGAACGAGCCTATCTGTTGTCCGAATCGTTTCCAGGCAATCGTCAAATCATCGATCCGATCATCCATCGTGGCCAGTTCCGCCAGTTGCCCAGTCGAGAGCGAGGCCCCCAGACGCGTCGAGGCTGCCGCTGCCTCATCCATGCCTGCAGCTCCTCCCTCCATTGCCACAGCCAGCCGAAGCCCGCCCTTCCCCATCAAGTCCGCTTCAATCGCCGCCTTCTGTGTGCCGTTCGCAAAGCCTGAGAGTGATGTGGCAATTTTCCTGATCAGATCATCGGTGCTCGTCACTTTCCGAATATCAATATTCAGTTGGCGGAATCGGTCGGCGGCAGTCCCTGTCCCATTCTTCGCCGCTTCCATATTCTGCGAGAGCGTCTTCATCATGATGGTCAAATCGTTCGCGCCAAGCCCCACACGATTCATGAGGACATCGTATTCCTGGAGCTTGTCGGTATTGATCCCAGTCATGGTGCTGAGCTGTTGCAGCTCTTCGGCCTGTTTCCCTGCCGCAATGGTCATGGCCGTGGCTGATGCGCCAATGGCCAGCACGGCTCCAGCGAGGACGCCCGCTGCCGCCGCCCCTCCACCGGCAAGACTGGTAAACGCGGAGAGAGATTGATTGAGCTTCCCGCCAATCGCGGACCCAGCCCCACCCGCTGATTGCACAAATTTATTAACGGCGTGCTGCGCTTTCTCCAGCCCCTTGATGAGACCGTTCGAATCGGCGAGCACTTCGAGCAACAGCTTGCTCATGGCTTCAGCGTTCCTTGCGGGAGATCGGCCAGTGCCTGAAACGTCTGCAAAATCTTGGCCCCTACATCGTTACGCTCTTCAGGCTCCTCGACCATCGACCTGGGCATGAAATCCTCCGGCTTGAAGGCTTTCTGATCTTTCTTGGTACGGTTCACATTCGCCAACACGCTGGCAATCAATCCGGCCTGCCAGAACTGCGCAGGCGATCCAAACGGCTCCAACTGCGCATAGGCCATCCATTCTGCGAACTGACGCCCGCTCATCCGTGCCAGCAGCCTATCCGGGTTCGCTTCTCCCAGACTCAGAGCGAGACGGTAGGCGAAGCGTCGCTCTGGGCTGCGTCGGAGTTTTTTAGGAGCGCCTCGTTCTCTTCCTCATCCATCCCAGACAGGCGAGAGGCGACCTTCGCCAACCGCTCCAGCACGGCGGCACTCTTGGTGCTCAGTTTGAGGATCTGCGACTCCGTGAACAGGGCTTCCCGTTTGGCATTGACCAACGTCCTGACCAGCAATTTCGCTGTGGCGTGTTCCAGTTTCAGCTTACGGGTTTTCCCTTGGATCTCCACCAGCGAGGATTGATACGCATTCTTCGCGGCTGCCGTGAGTCCGCACACGAGCACCGTGCGATGCTTCCACTCCGGCACCAGTACCGCTTCCGTGGGAATGTCATCCATCGCCAAGATTTCGTCTGCGTTGAGATAGTCGTGGCCGTTTTCCATGGCAGACCTCATAACCGCATAATCCCGAATTTCACGTCTACATGATCTCCGGCGAGGTAGCAAAACCCGTCCGTCTGTCGCCAGCCTGCCGTCTGGTTCAGCATGAACACACACACCTCGTCCGCGCCGATCGAGAAGGCCGTGATATCACCAGACCGATTCTGTGGATCTACGGCACTGGTCAGCGTAAACGTATGCGCTGCCACCCCGATATTCTGGACCACGAGCAACATCGGACCATCGAAGATGAATTGATTGAAA